ACGCACGCAGAAGCGAGCCGGTACAGGTCCTCAGCGAGCTCCCGGTCCCACCGGGGCTGGTCCCACCAGCCGTCGGCCTTCGCTCCGAGAGCGGACATGACGGCCCGCTCCTGACGGCTGTAGTGGCGCTTGAGGGCGTCCTCGGCCCTGGTGGGCCAGTCGCCCTCAAGGTCCGCGGACTTCACCTGCACGCCGCCGCCCGCCTTGGGGGCGTCGGTGTCCTGGCCCTCGTTCTGGGTGCCGGAGTCCGTCGGGGACGCCTGGCCCCCCACCAGCACGTTCAGCGGGGTAATGAGGTCGTCCCCGCCGTCGATGGCCGGCAGGTTCAGGCGGGCGCGGGCCTCGTTGCGAGTCATCCACGGGGCGCCCGTCGACGTCTGGAGCACGGCTGCGGCCTCCTCGAAGGAGCCGCGCAGTTTCGCGTCGAGGTGCGCCTCGACGTAGAGAGCCCGCCCGTCACTGAGCCGGTCAGCGAGAGGGGCGCACATTTCCTCCCACGCCCGGATGTAGGGGCCGAGGTTGTCCCGGTACAGGGACTCCCTCATCGACTCCATGTTGGAATAGTTGCCCTGCCTGTCGCCGAGCAGCTCGGGGGCGATGTGGTAGGCGCCCGCAACCTCGATGTTGGTCAGGGTGCGGGCGTCCAGGTCGTCGATGTCGGTGGGCTTGTAGGAGCGGTCGTGCCACTCCATGCCCTCATCGAGGAGGAGGTCACCGCCTTCGCGGCCGCCGCCGGCGCGGAACGCCCGCAGCGACTCGAGGAAGTTGTTCCGGGCGTCCCGGTTCGGCCACTCGGTGGGGCGGCTTATCCACCCCGTGTGGCGTGCGGTGTTGCGCATGACGGCGCGCCGGTAATCGACGGCCTCGGCTGCCTCACGCAGCAGGGCCGCCAGCGTCGTGATGGGGGACAGGCCCTTACCGTTTGACTGGGAGTAGCCGACGTCGAGGAGGAACCCTGAGGGGTCCATGTCCTTGACCTGCCCGTCACCGGTGGTGATGCGCACGGCCTTGACCCGGTCCAGGCCGTCCGACACGATGCGGAACCGCCTTGGTGGGATGCGCACGAGCTCGGTGCGGTCGCCGTCGTCGACGATCATCACGGCGCGCCGGTCGTAGAGGAGCCCGTCGAGGATGACGCGCTCCCAGAACCGGTACGCGCCCATCGCGGGGCTGGGCGCCCCGATCACCTGCGCCAGAGCGCCCGTGGTGACGCGCTGACGGTCGGAGTCGGAGACGCGCTCGTAGACGTGCAGCGGGATGGAGGCGACGTTGGCTGCGATGAACGAGGTGACCTTGCGGATGGCCGGCTGTGTGCGCCAGGCGGCGGCGACGGAGGCGGCGTCCCGGTCCGAGGCGTCGTAGTCGACGAGGGGGATACCTGGGTCGACGACGTCGAGGATCGTGTTCCCGGCGTGGTTGGCGGCCAGGGCGTCGAGGGTCTGGAAGCGCGTCATCGGATCACCTGCAGCCAGGGCAGGGGCAGGGCGACCATGAGGTCCCCCTCGATGGTGGTGCCGTCTTCGGCCTGGCAGTCGGTGAGGGTCATCCAGGCCGGGGTGACGGCGGTGAGGGTGCCGCGTACGGTCTCCCCGTCGACGGGGACGAGGACCTTAGCGCCGGTTAGGCGGGTGAGCGTCTTGTCTCGGCGCACGAGCATTCATCCCCTTCAGGTGAGTGGTTGCGGGCCCGCCTCATAGATCGACGTGGCGGGCTCCTCGGGAGCGTTGGTGATCTGGTCCCACAGGGCCTCGGTCGCAGCGATCAGGGGCGCGGCGTCCTGGGGGGAGTTCTTGCGGTCCCAGTACCAGCCATCGCCGTAGAAGCGTTGGGCGGCCGTGTGGGCTGCCAGGTTCAGGGCCTCCTGGCCCCGGTGTGCGAGGGGCTTCAGGCTGGACGTGGATTCTGGGGCGGCGGCCGCGACCTGGTCGTAGATGAGGCCGCACCCGATCCCCAGGTCACCGCCCACCCAGGGCACGACGGTCAACCCCTCGACGTCGGCGAGCGTGTCGACGAGGATCGCGGCGGGGCAGGCTTTGCCTTGGACGACGACGCGGGCGGGGTTGTCGGCGTCCACGAACCCGCGGAACCACTCGGGTAGCCACTCGGCCCACCCTTGGCCGGGGCGCGCGGCCACGATCTCCACCTGGAGTCGGCCGCTGGCCTGGGGGCCACAGGCGGCGACGTAGGCCGCGCCACGGTCCCATGAGACGTCCACGGCGTAGGAGATCGGGGCGTCGTCGGGGATGATGCCCCGCGGGTCGGTGCACGCCTCCCAAGCGCCCTCAGGGAACGGGCCAACGGCCATGACGTCGACCCACTGGCACATGCACTCGGTGCGGTAGACGGGCTCCGGGTCGGTGGCCTCAGCGGCCTCCAGGGAGGCTTCCTCGACCGTGTACCCGAGCGACGGATTCGACTCGGCCCACCCGTCACGGTCCGTGGTGGCCCGCCCCGGCGCGGCCGAGTACTCGATCAGGCACAGGGAGTCACCGCCGGAAGCGGTCAGGTCCGTGTCGTCAGCGTTGATGCCGTCGGGGTCACCGAGCGCCAGGTGCGCCTTCTTCCGAAGGCTCATCAGCACGACGGACGCGTCATCACCGGCGTTGGACAGGCACCAGGTCTGCGCCTTGGGGCGCGCCATCATGGTCTTGGTGACCGCGCCCCACGAGTCCCAGTTCGTGTGCTCGCGCAGCTCGTCGAGGACAATCAGGTCGGCGGACAGGCCACGCCCGGCCTTACGGTTGCTGGCCTTGACCTTGTACCGTTCACCGGTCTGAAGGTCGAGGGATTTCTTGCCGTTGACCTTGTTGACGTTCTTGATGGTGGCGGCCAGTTCGGGCACGGACTCGGCGATGTCGACGCAGCCGCTCCACAGCTCCTCGGCGATGTCGAGGTCCTGGGCGGTGCCCAGCGTCATCTTCACGCCCAGGACGTACATGGCCCACAGGCAGAGGGCCTGCGCGAGCGTGGACTTGCCGTTCTGGCGTGCGACGAGGAGGACCACGGTACGGAACCGGAAGCGTGTCCCGGCCCGGTTGAGCTCGAGCGCCCGGATGAGGGTCTCCTGCTGCCACGGGAGCAGCGGGATGCCGAGCACGTCGTGTGAGAACTCGATGCACGAGTACCCGGCACTCGTGTCGGGGGTCAGGTCCCGCAGCGGCGGCGTGTGGATGCGGGGCGTGCTGTGCCCGTAGCGGGGTGCGTCGGGGTCACGGAGCGGGCAGTCCCGTTCCGCGTCGGCCATCCACCGGTCGAAGAACTCGCCGGCGTCAGACGGCCCGTAGGCCGGCCGTGCCCTTCCTGAGCGTTTCGAGCCTGCCACCATCGACCTTCTTCTCCTTCTTCGCCCAGGCGGCCCTCATCTCGGGGGTGAGGCCGAGGGCGGCGGCGGTCTTGAGAAACAACGACTCGGAGACGTTGTCGAAGCGGCCTTCGATGGTGGGGAAGTCGGGGTCGTCGAGCCGGTTGGCGAGACGGCGCAGGAGCTCGACGGTGGGCTGGTCGGCGGGGGTGATCCAGTCGGCGGCGCGCAGGGCGTCATCGACGGTCGCGAGGATGGAGGTGTCGGCGGGGTGAGCCACGGTTGCTCCTCAGGTGCGTGGGCGGCCCCATTGGCGGGATTGGTTGCCGATGCTGGGGAGCGCTTGGGGGCGGGCGCCCTTAGCGCGGTTGCAGGCTTGGTGGACGGTGGCGAGGTTCGTGGGGTCGAGCCTCAGGTCGGGGTGGTCTCGCCATGACCGGATGTGGTCGACGCTGGGGGCGTCGTCAGCGTTGGGGTCGTGCGCGTCCCATTTGATGGGCTGACCGCAGATGCGGCAGGGGGTGCCGGCGGCCTTGTCACGGGCGCGGACCTGCGCGGCGAGGGTGCGCCAGACGCGGCTGTCTCGGCGGAGTCCACTGGACACGTGACGCACCCCCTATACAGGAAAAGGGCCCCCACCAGCAATCTGGTGGGGGCCCTTCAATCCCCTAGAATCCCCATAACCTCTGGGCTTACACCCTGTTAGGAGAGTGGCGGCATCCTACCCTGCGTCGGGTAGGGGTGTCCCACTGGCCCTAAGTGTGCCACTGGTGTCCAGTGTTTGTCCACTGGTGTTGGGGAGTGTCGCGAGGACGTCGCTGAGCCGGTAGAGGGTGCGGCCCCTTCGGTCCCGGCCGGCGGGCTTGAGGCGCCCGGTGGCGACCCTGCGGTGCAGGGTGCGCTTGGAGACCCCGGCGGCGAGGATCGCGGCCTGCGTGTCCACCAGCGGCCCACTGTCACCGGTCATAGGAGACCCACAGACAGGTGATCCATGGCCGGACCTGGGAGGAACCTCGCCCGGATGGTCATGTCCACCCTGCCGGTGAAGAAATCCCGGGAGGACCGGACCTCCAGGTCGTTCACCCGGTAGACGCAGTTCCCTGAGGTGCAGGTGGCAGCGAGGATGTTCAGGGCATCGGCGATATCGTCTGCCGTCGTATCGGCGACGTCCCGGCGGGCGTTCACGGGTGCCACCTGCTAGACGGGCCGATGGTGATGATCGTGCGGTTGCGCTCATGGTCGTCGGAGAGGGTGATCTCGTAGCCGCCCTCGCAGTAGGACAGAGCGGAGAGCGCGAGCGACTCCTCCACGAAGAACTTCTCCATGATGGTTCGAGTCAAGCCCGTGTCGTTGGGCTCATTGACGAAGTCGGAGCGGATGACCTTGCCGAGAGGCTCGAGGGGCTTGCCGTCGACGTAGGCAACACCGATCTCGTAGGGGTTGGCAGTACAGTCAACGGTGCTCATCGGACGCCCTCCACGATATCGCCGTCACCCGGCAGTGCCCGCAGGCCGAACATCACCTGGCCGGTCACCTCGACTGTCACGCTCTGAGTGCCACATGGGTCGCACGTCACGGCAAACTGGTCATCGAAGACATGGATGTAGACGTGATCCGTCTTGAGGCACATCGTCGCTCCGGGGTGGGTGATGCTGCTCGGGTATCGGACGGTCATGTTCGGCTCTAGGGCTGTCTTGGTGATTTCGAGGAGGGTGCGCAGGTCTTTGACCAGGGCGCGTTCTGCGTCGAAGTCGTATTCGCCGCGGTAGCCTCCCCCCTCCTCCCAGTCGGCGATAGCAGACTCGGTGTCCTCGATGAGCTGCTTCGAGGTCAGTTCGTCACTCATTGGTGCTCTCCTCAGGGGTGTGGACGATGGTGTAAGGGCCGTACTGCTCCTGTAGCTCCTCGTGTCGCAGTTCCTCGCAGTATGGGTACAGGCGCACCCAACCGCCATCATCGAACACCCAAGGCTCCCCGTCAGGGTCGACGACGGTCATCCCCTCAGCCGCGTCCCGCGAGTCCTCCCCGCCGTCAATGGTTTCCGGGACAAGATCACGCGTCCGCTGAAGCTCATCGCAGAGCTCCTGCAACTGGCAGAGCAGTTCGATGGCGACGCCGCGGATGGTGCCGATACGGCCAGTGTGGCCGGCCTTCACATCCTCAACGATCCGGTCATCACTGATGTCGGCGACCATTTGCTTGAGGTAGGGGAGAAGGGATACCCGTTTGGCCGTGTGCCGCTCTTCGAGGAGCCGGCCGAGGAAGTCGCGCTCACGCAGGACGGCAAGTTCCTGCCCCATGCGCTCGGTCTTCTCTCGTAGGTGCTCGACCTCCAGGCGGAGGTCCGAGTTCTCACGGCGTAGGAAGCCGACGGTGTCTTCAGTCATTGGTGTTCTCCTTAGGGGTAGGGGTGTAGACGATGGTGTAGGGGGCGCACGATTCCGGGAGGGAGTCATAGGGGCCGTCTCCGGTCGGCACCCACCCTTCCAGGCGGTACCTTCGCCAGGCGTCGCCGATTTTGTCGATGACGACGGTCCCAGCGGGTAGGTCGCTACCGTCTCCCTCCACCGTGCGCGGGACGGCGGCTTCCTTGAGGTCGTCGACTTCCTCTTCGAGGGCGGCGATGTGGTGGATGAGCGCGTAGATGTCGCCAACCGCACCGTCGTAGTGACCTGTCTTCTCGTATTCCTTGAGCTTGTCGAGGATAGCGGTCTTGTCACTCACTGGTGTCCTCCTTAGGCTCCCAGACGATGGTGTAGGGGCCGAACTTCTCCTGTAACTCCTCCTCGGAGGGGTCTTCATCGTAGGAGTACAACGGGGCCCAACCGTTCTTGTCGAGGCCCCAGACGTCGCCATTGTGGTCAACGGCGATGGTGTGGTCAGGGAGCCCCCGTGACGCCTCTCCGCCGCTGATGGTGCGCGGTGTGGCCGGCTCCCGTTTCAGGGCAGCGAGCAGCACACGCTGTCTCTCGTTCTCCGCCATGAGCTGGGTGTTGCGGCTGGATAGCCGAGTGATCTCCTTGAGAAGGTTCTCGGTGGTTTGGAACAGGTGCCAATAGGTGACGGTGATGGAGGCTTTCGCTTCGTCGAGCTCGCGTTGAAGGTCGGCGGGGCGCTGCCGAATCGGATCGGTCACGACTCCTCCACTCGCTCGAGGTGGTATTCGTACTCTTCTGCGATGTCTACGGCCTCCTGGGCAAGGTCACGCAGGTACCTGACATCATCCAGGTCCGCGTCCTCGATGATTCGCATGAGCTCGTCATCGTCGTAGTCGTCGAGGGCGGTTTGGAGCTGCTGGATGGCGGTCATGCTTGGGGGCCTTCCTGGTAGCGGGTGAGCCAGGCGAGGGCGAGTGCCCCTACCTGGGTGACCTCCGAGATGAGGTCGGCGTTGTGGCCCGTGTCGGCCTTGTTGTCGTAGGTGAGGGCGGCGCACACCTCCCCCACCTCCTCCGCCAATGCGTAGAAGCGGTTTTCGTCCGTCGGGCCGTCGCAGTCGAGCGTCATGCCAGGGTGCTTGACGGCGGCCCGCTCGTACTCGGCGGCGAACAAGGCAGCCGGGTCCTCGACGCCAAGGGACCGGAGCATCGCATCCGCCTGGGCTGCAATAGCCATGAGGCGGGTAGCGAGGCGTACCTCGGCGATCGGGCGCCGGTGGCTCCCAGGGGCGAGGTCTTCGAGGATGTCGATCGTCCGGGCGACCGTGCCGAGGTCCTCGTGCCAGTAGCCGATAGCCTTCAGGAGTGGGCACGACAGGTCACCGCTTTGCTCGACGACCCAACCGGCCAGGTCAGCGATCTTCTTTGGGGTGGTCATGACAGGGCTCCTACGATCTTGCCCCAGATCGCCACGATTCCCCACACGATGAGGGAGAACACGGCGAACCCGGTAGCGGCGATGATGACGTAAGCGATAGCGGCGCTGAACCGCTGGCCGAGCGAACGGTCAGGATTCACGGTCAGCCCTCCTTACCGCTGGTCTTGATGTCGATGTCCGGGACCAGCGTTTCAGGCCGGTACACCACCTTGTAGTGGTAGGGGTCGGTCTTGGATGCCTCGGTCTGCTCAACCACGTAGGTGACGTTGTCGGACAGGCCCAGGAAGTGCTTCTTGTAGGTGTTGTCACCGACCTTGCAGGTGACCTCGAGCTGGCCCTTGGAGTTGTCCTCCTTGGAGTCCTTGATGGAGCACAGGCCCTCGATGGTCAGGAGGTACTTGTCGGTGATGCCGTTGACGAACGTCACGCGGCGGGTCACCTTGAAGTTGTCGGAGTCCTGGCTGATGTTCCAGGAGGCGGTGTCGGCGGCCGAGCAGCCGGCCAGGGTGAGGGCCGCGGCAGTGACAACGGCGGCGGCGAGGTTACGGAGTTTCATGGTCTTCCTTCCGGTTTTGGTAGGGGGTTGGTGGGGAGGCCCCAGGGTTGGGGCCTCCCCGTGGTGTGGTTAGAACGGGGGCTCGTCCTTGAACTGGCCCCCGGTGGCCCACGGGTCGTCGGCGCTACCGCCGGCCGGGGCGTTGTAGCCGGACCGCTGGGCGTAGTCGAACGCTCCGCCCTGCTGCGCCTGGCCGTTGTTGCGTGGGGTCTTCGGGCAGAGGCCCCAAGCGTCAGCGGAGAGCCCCAGGGATGCACGGGGGGTCCCGTCCCGGCCGGTGAACACGGACAGGCGGGGCCGGCCGGTCACCGTCAGGAGCGTCCCCTTGAAGACGTTCTCGGCGAACGCCTCGGCCTCGTCGCCCCACACGGACACCTGCACCCACAGGGTGTCTCCGGCGTCCTCCCACTGGTTGGTGTTCCGGTTGAAGCGGCGCGGCGTCCAGGGCACGTCGACGTTGGCGACGGCCGTGCCTGAGGGCGTGAACCGCAGCTCGGGGTCACGGGAGGCGTACCCGGTGACCGTGAGGCTGGCGTCGGGCCTGGTCATGGCCTGTCTCCTTTCCGTCGGCGGCCGATGATGAATGCGAGGGCGGTGAGGATGATGGTGCTCACGCGGCCTCCAGGGCGGGTGGGGTGTCGGGGACGATTCGGCACAGGGGCGGGCACAGCAGCTTCGGGATGGACCCGACCATGCCGTCGTCGGTGGCGTAGGTGGCCTCGACGATGGATCGTAGGACCGTGTTCACGCCGACGGCGGCGATGGTGACTGGGGCGCCCTGGTAGAGGACGCGGTCACCGGGGCGGAGGTCGTCGAAGTGGACGACCTCAACGAGGTAGGTGGCGCTCACTCCTCGCCCTCCTTGCCCTTGCCGGTGGCTGCGGAGGAGATGAGCCGCATGAAGGTGCAGAACGGGCAGGTCCCGTCGCAGTCGTCCTCGTCCTCGTCCTCGGTCTCCTCGCCGTCGACGTCGTCGGTGTCGTTCTCGGGCTCATCGTCCTCCGTGGGGGTGTCGAGGCCGGCGAGGATGGCGGACTTGGCGACGGGCACGACCTCCTCCCACTCGTAGATCGCGTCACCGTCGTAGGAGGGGAGCACGCAGGAACCGGCCTTGGGACCATCGAGGAGGCTGAAGCGATACAGGCTGTTGATCCTGAACGCTAGGGAGCCGTCGATGCGGTCGCCGTCCTCCGTGCCGCGGATGATGCGGATGAAGTCGGCGTCAGGCCACACCGGCTCCTCCTCAGCGGGCTCCTCCTGCTGCTCGGGCACGACACGAAAGACATCGCGGGACGCGTAGAAGGGGAGCGGTCCCCCGTCCTCATCCCGGAAACTCACGTGATTGGTGCCTCGTATGAGGATCTCACTCACCGTTACGGTGTCGCCACCATCACGCAGGAGGATGTCGCCCTCCTCAAGCTGTGTCGCGGGGATGATCTCGACAGTGATCTTGTTGCTCATTTGGTGGCCTCCTCAGGCTCTCCGGTGGTGATGTATGCGGCAATGGCGGACCCTGCGGCCAGGGCCTCGAGGTTCGCGGTCTGCCCCTCCGACAGGCGCACCTGCACCGTCGGGGAACCAACACGCTCGGTGATCTCGACGCCGTCGGGCATCTCGCCGCTGTGGGCGATGAGGGCGGTCAGGTTCGCGGTAGCGGAGAACCACGGGGCGACCGTCTCGACCATGGCGTCAGGGTGGTTGGCCTTGACCCAGGCGGTGAACGCCTTCTCGTCGGCGATCTCCAGGACCTCACGGGGCTTCGGGTCGGTCACCGACACGGTGCCGACGTCGAGGTCACCGATGCGGGCGTGAAGCTTGTCGCCGGGACCCATGTGCCCCAGGATCGAAGCCTTGGCGTCGGTCATGGCCGTCTTGGACTCCTTACCGAGCCACTGGGCGACAGCGGCCCGTGCGAGGGCCTCCTTCTGCCCGTACTTGGGGGTGTCAGTCATTGGTGTTCTCCTCTTCGATGATCTCGCCCTCGACGACCTCGTCGTCGACGGGCTCCTGCGGTTGGGATTGGGGTTGGGGTTGTGGGATGCGGGCGGTCAGCCACGCGGTGAGTGCCGGCGGGTTAGCAGTGCCACCCTGATCCATCCACTCCTGGGCGATCTGCTCGGGGTCTCCCCCGAACTTCCTGACGAACCTGTGCACCAGGTCCTCGCACTCCTGCCTGAGCCGGGCGACCGTGTCGTCAGGCCCCAGGTAGTCCTCCACGCCAGGGCCGTGCTCCTCCGCGGACATCTCCTCAGGGGCGTAGATGACCCCGTACAGACAATCCGACGCGCCCTGCCTACAGACTTCGGTGATCGCCCGAGACCGGAGCATCTGCTCGGGGTACAGGGACCACGGGCCGCGCTGGCCCCACAACTGGGCTCGGCGCGCCCGCGCCTCGTCCCACACGACCTCATAGGTGAACTCCGGGTCGTCGGCGCGCACCAGCTGGGCGTGAACACTCATGCCCTCCTGCCTGATGCGGAGCTTGTGACCGGCCTTCCTGACCACGGACGCCATCAGGTCAGCGCTCATAGTGGGCTTGCCCTTGATGACGTTGATGCCGTTCAGGGCCGCGATCGGCTTGATGCCCAGGGCCTGCCCGTACTCGATGGCAAGCAGGACGTTGGCCGGCCGCTCCCGGTAGGCGTCGGGCAGGAGGCTCGACGCGGCGAGGCTCTTGGCGTAGGCGATGCGGGCCTGCACGGCGGCCGGGGCCATCGAGTCCTCCCTGACGACCAGGGCGCTCGGCGTTGACTCGCTCATAGCGGGTAGCTCCTCACTCGGGATGGCATGGGTGCTGGTGAGATGCAGGGGTGGCCGGCGGCCGCCAGTTCACGGACGGTCGGGGACCGGCGAGGGCCTGAGGGCTGCATCCGCTTCGCGCACATCTCGCACGCCCCGTCCGACCACAGCGCGACAGTCCCAGGGGCGTCAGCGCTGCGGACGCGGCGGTTCCGCATGGGACGCAGGCACACCCGGCAGTGCTGGGGCTTGGACCAGTCGATGCGCTGTTTCACGCCTGGTCACCCTCTCCGAGGGGGCGGTTCACGAAGTAGGCCGTGCGGAGGAGACCGACGTTCATCTTCCCGGCGTACTCCCACCCCTCCTTGAGGAGGCGGCGCATGCGGAGCCAGGCGATGGGGCCCCATCCGGGCACCAGGTGGAACTCGTAGACGTCGATCGGGTTGCCGTCGTCGTCGTAGGACCGGTAGTGGCCGCTCATCAGTTGCTCTCCTTCGCTCCAGGTACCCAGGCGAGTGAGACGATCGCGAACAACGCATCGATCTGCTCGCTGGTGAATGCCTCGTCCTCGGTGGGGGTGAGCCACAGGGAGTGGCCGCTGACGGTGTCGACGCCGATGTGTGTCCACGCCTGGTCTCTGTCTGTGCGGATCACGGCACCAAGGGGGAGGGCGTCGAGGTGACGGGTCCCCAGGGTGATACCCATGTCAGCGGTGAGGTCCACGACAATGTCGAGTATCGCCAGGTTCTTGCCCACCGCGGCGTCTCGGGCGTCTTCGAGCTCGTTGGCGCGGTCGTGAGCGTTCAGCAGGCGTTTGCGCAGGCTCTCGTTCTCGGCCTGGAGCTCGTCGATGTCGTCCTCGTCGGGCTTGTAGTAGACGCCGGTGGTCTCGACTTGCCGGCGGGGGTAGATGGTGGGGACTCTCATTGGTTCTCCTTGGTAGTGGTAGGGGTGTGGTTGGGGCAGGTGACGGGGCTGTTCCAGTCGTCGTCCTCGACGGTCCAGCCGAGGAGCTTGGCGGTGGTGTGGAACGCCTGGATGTCGGCGACGTCCCGGTCCAGGTCTGGGGGCCTCTCGGGGAGGCGGATGGTGTTGCTGCATCCTGGGTGGTCGCAGGACATGCGCGCCTGCACGCGGGTGGTGATGACGCGGATCATGCGGCCGCCTGGGCGTTGATCATGCGGGCCAGGGCGCGCTCACGCTCCTGCATGGGGGCGATCACCTGGCAGGCGGGCTCACCTTCCGCGAACAGGGTGAGAAGGCGCCTGGCCTGCTTGGCGGTGTCCTCCTCGAGCGCCTTGTGCGCCGGGGTGCCCTCGTCGGCGGCGCACGCCGCGCAGGCACGGTCGCTGGTGTCCCACTCCTCCAGGGCCTCCTGGCCCTCGTTGTCGAGGAGGTCTCGCAGCATGTACAGGCCGGCAGAGACCACGACGATGCGGTCACCGTGCTGGACGGCGAGCCGGTCACCGACCTTGAGGCCGGCCTGGCCGACGGGCCACGCGGACGCGCCCGGATGAGCCGTGGACTGGACGTAGACGATGCGGCTCATCGCTGGGTCACCTCCCGCCAGCACAGCATCCATCCGCCGTGCTGGACGACCTTCCACTCCTGGGGCCACTGGTCCTGCACCTTCTCTGCCAGGTCCTCCCCGCCGATGACGCGGGCAGCGCCCATGAGGTCCTGCTGGGACCGGAACGCCAGGTAGCCGGGGTGCACGCGGTCGTGCCGGTACTCGGTGTCCAGGGGGATGATGTCGCGGGCGATGATGTCGCCGACGGTGGCGTAGTAGTCACGGAATGACAGCTTCATGCTCATCGGTGGCCCTCCTTCTCGGCGAGGGCGGTGCAGATGACGAGGACGACGGCGGCGAAGCCGGACCAGATGAGCATGTGCTGGCCGATCCAGGTGGTGGAGATGGCGGCGATGATGCCGATGGCTCCGGCGACCCAGGCGGCGATGTCGTAGCGGTTCACGCGCACTTCAGGTCACCCCATTCGGGGTCCTCGACCTGGGAGGCGTCGACGATGGCGGCGATGAGGTCGCGCAGGCCGTTGCGGGTGAGGGGCGTGTCGGGTGTGGTGGCCTCGACGGCGAAGGTGGTGTCCTTGCCGGGCTCGGCCAGTGGGGTGATGGTGACGCCGTGGGCGGCGTGTGGGCGGCCGACGGCGACGTGCTGGTCAGCGTCGACCGTGGCCCATGCGCTAGACTTGGGCATGATCTTCCTTCTTGGTAGGGGGTTGGTCACTGGCCCGGCGGGACGGCACTCCTGCCGGGCCTTCTTGTTTGGTAGGGGGTGGGTGGCCTAGTTGGTCTCGGCCTGGGCGATGAGGGCTGTGGGGGTTGTGCCGAGGTGGGTGGCGACTCGCTCGACCTCATCGACGGTGAGTCCGCGCCCGTGGTTAGTGAGCCTGCGGCGGAGGGTTACGTGGGGGATTCCGGTCTTTTCTGCTACTGAGAAAACCGAGAGGTTATTTCCCTGGATTTGTCGGTTAATGACCCCTACCAGGCGGGAGGTCAGCGGTTCGGTTTCCATATGGAAACCATATGTTGCGCTCGCATACCTGGCAAGACACTGGGAACTTCGTTACCGAGATGAAACTTTAGGTTGCGTATGGCAACATAAGTGTCATGTCCACCATTGACAGGAACCCGTCAGAGGGCCTAAACGCCGCCGTCGCAGCCGAGCTGCGGCGCGAGCGCGCCGCCCAGCAGGTCACCATCGACACCCTAGTGGAACGCACCGGCCTCAGCCGAAGCACCATCCTGAACACCCTCAACGCGAAACGCCTCCTCGGCGTCGAGGCCGTCGCCTCCATCGCCCAGGCCCTAGAGGTCAGCGTCACCACGATCTTCGCCCGCGCCGAGGGCCGCATATCCGCCGCCACCCCAGACACCGCCTTCGCCTAGACACACCCCAGAACACGAGCGAGGCCCCCACCATCACGGTGGGGGCCTCACCTGTACTCGGCGGTCACGCCTGCTTGGTCAGGACGTAGTCAACGAAGCCGGGGCTGAACGACAGCAGGCCCCGCTTGTGCTCGGAGACGATCACCCAGCCGTCAGCCAGGAGCCTGCCCAGTTTCCGGGCGTGGCTCTTGCTACGGGGGTTGAGGGTGACGCGCTTGGTCTTCGTTCTCATGATGGGCTCCTCCTTGGGATGGCAGGGGTGTTATGTGAATGTTACGCCGCTGTGAGTAGCGGCACCAGAGGCAGCCACCGCTCACGGCAGCGCAGGCACGTCGCGTGCACGCCGTCGAACAGGGCCACACCATGGGAGCACGCCGGGCACGCCGTGTCCCCGTCCAGGCCCCGGATGACCCTGACCGGCTCGGCCAGCCCCTCGACCTGGTCGCAGCGTGCCAGCAGGCGGGTGACAGCCCGCCCCGTGTCCCACAGGGTCTCGAAGTCGGCCGCCTCAACGGCCGCCGCCG